GATATAAATTTAAACCCTAAAGGAACAGGTGTACTTAAAAGTGCAACTGCTGCAGTTAAAATTGCAGGAAAAGACAGTATGTGGGTTCCTGCTTCAGCTATGTATGCATCAACAACTAATGGTGCAGCTCCAGCGCAAGTAGAAACAACAGCTTTAAGACCAGACATGAAAGTTATGGATTTTGCAGATACTGCAGATGATCATGCACAATTTTCAGTAGCCTTTCCTAAATCATGGAATGAAGGAACAATTACTTACCAGTGTTTTTGGACACCAAGTACTACAAATACAGGAAACTGTATATTTGGATTACAAGGTGTATCTGTTGGTGATGGCGATACTATAGACGTTGCTTTTGGAACAGCAGTAAATATTACAGATGCTGGTATAGGAACAGTAGAAGATCAACAAGTTTCAGCAGAAAGTTCTGCAGTTACAATTGCAGGATCTCCTGCAGTAGATCAACAAACATATTTTCAAATATTTAGAGATGCAGACGTAGGTGGAGATACTTTTACTGGAGTAGCTAGACTTTTAGGTATTAAAATATTCTTTACTACTGATGCAGCTAACGACGCATAAGGAATTTAGATATGAGAGATTTAAAAAATAAACTTACTTCAGGTAAGAGCACAAAAAATACACAAACCAGAAAAGGTAAATCTTTTGGTTATCAAGTTTTAGGATTTGGTGCTGGAGGAGGACCAACCCCTTTTATAGAAGCAGTAGGTGGAACAATAACTACTTCTGGAGATTACAAACTTCATATTTTTACAGGTCCAGGAACTTTTAATGTTACAGGTTTACCAGCAGAGCCAGCTGATAAAATTGTAGATTACTTTGTAGTTGCTGGTGGAGGAGGTAGTGGCTCAGCCGGAGGAGGAGGAGCAGGTGGTGGCGGTTTTAGAGTATCTAATTCTTTAGGTTGTATATCAGCATCCCCTTTAGCTAACCCAGCAGGTATAGCAGTCACAGCACAAGCTTACCCAATTACAGTAGGTGCTGGAGGTGCTGCTGATGCGTATCCTGGAGAAAATTCAGTTTTTTCAAGTATAACATCCACAGGAGGTGGAACTGGTGGTAGTTGGAATAGCCCACCTAGTCCCAAACCTGGTGGATCAGGTGGTGGTGGTTCTTCATTTAACACAGGAACACTTGCAGGGGGAACAGGAAATACTCCTCCTACTACTCCACCTCAAGGAAGGGATGGTGGACCTTCATCATCAACAAACGCTGGTGGTGGTGGAGGAGGAGCAAGTGCAGTAGGTTCACCTACAACTGGCTCTTTAGCTAGTGGTGGTGATGGTTCTTATGCTGTTAATGATTTTTTTGGTCCTACTTATGCAAGTTATGGACAAACAGGACCTGCGGGTAGATATTTTTCAGGCGGTGGCGGTGGAGGTATAAGATATCCAGATGTTTCACCTAATTCTAATAGTGCAGGTTTAGGTGGAGGTGGCTATTCAGTCGGTTGTGCTACATCTGTTTCAGGAACAACTAATACTGGTGGTGGTGGAGGCGGTGGTAGCTGGTCAGGACCAGGTGGCCCTAGACCCGGTGGAGCTGGTGGATCAGGTATAATAGTAATAAAATACAAATATCAATAGGAAAATATTATGGCACATTTTGCAAAATTAGGAAATAACAATAAAATTATTCAAGTATTAACTTTGAATAATGGAGACATGTTAAACGGTGATGGTGTTGAAGATGAATCTGTAGGACAACAATATTTAGAACAACACAACAACTGGCCAGCAGCAATGTGGATTCAAACATCTTATAATACTTTTTCTAACATTCACAGAAATGGTGGAACTGCATTTAGAGGAAACTATGCAGGTAAAGGTATGACTTGGGATGAAACTAATAAAATTTTTTGGCCTCAACAACCATATCCATCTTGGGTAAAACATATTGCATCAGCTTCTTGGAAATCACCAATCGGTGATGAACCTTCTTTAACTGCTGAACAAATTGCAGATCCAATTAATACATACCAATATCAGTGGAATGAATCTGGTCAATCTTGGGACCTAGAAACTATTATAAGATAAATCGTTTTATAATACTTGACAACTTAATTTAAATTTATTACCTATAGTATAAGTATGAAAGTATAGGTATGAAAATAATTATATTAGGTAGGGGAAATGCAGGTTGTATATCAGCAATGCATTTTGGATATTTTAGAAAATTTTTAAATACTAAAGTTGAAATAGAATTAATTTATGACAGTAAAATAAAACCTGTTCCAACAGGTCAAGGAACCACTTTAGAATTTCCAGATTGGTTATTTAAAAATTTTGGTTCTAATTATGTTAATAAATTTTCAGTTACTCAAAAAACAGGTATTATGTATGAAAACTGGAGTAAAAAAAATAAAAAAATATTTCACGGTTTTCCATTAGGCAGATATGGAATACATTTTAATCCCGAAGACTTTCAAAATTTTGTTTGTAAAAATTTAAAAATAGATTTTAAAGAAAGAGATGAAAATATAAAAGACTATAATACTTTAGATGCAGACTATATTATAGATTGCAGAGGCACTCCTAAAAATTTAACAAATTATCATACATTAACAAACCCTTTAAATTGTGCTCTTTTAGCGGATCTTCCAAAAAAAGAAAATGACGTATTATGGACAAAAACAACAGCTACACCGGACGGGTGGTGTTTTTATATTCCGTTACCTAAAAAAACATCTATAGGATATTTATTTAATAATAAAATTACTTCAGTAAAAAAAGCTAAATATAATTTTAAAAAACTATTTGGCGTAGAAAAAATAAATCATGTATTTCCTTTTAAACAGTATGTAGCAAAAGAACCAATAATAGATAATAGAGTATTATTAAATGGTAATAAATTATTTTTTTTAGAACCTTTAGAAGCAACGGCTATGGGGTCTTACATTAAAATAAACCAATTTTACTATAATTATATTTTTAATAACCAAGATAAAAAAGATACTGAATTTCATATACATAGTTGGGTGAAAAAAATAGAACAGTTTATTTTATACCACTATTCCAACGGATCTATTTATGATAATAATTTTTGGAAAAAAGCAAAGAATCTATGGGATAACACAGAGACACTTATGTTAGACAAAGAATTAAAAATAATAAAAGGAATGTCTCCCTTAGATTTTGAAAGAAGTTTATCTGAAGATAAAGAATTTGCTCAGTGGCCTTCTTTTAGTATAAAACTATGGCAAGATAAAATTGCGTTTAAATAAATAGGTATGCATAAAAAAGTTTTAACAGAGCAAAGTTTATTCTATGGCAACATTGATATGCCAAAAGGTTTTGAAATAGACCAAGAATACCTAGCACACGATATTTTACAATCTACTTTTAACTTTAAAGAATTTCCATTCTCAAGAACTTGGGATATGTTAAATACATATATAAGAGATTTTATTGGTCTTGAACACAGCATTAATTTAGTTAACAAATCAACGTGGGGAAATATCTATAAACCCAATGAGACAACAATTCCTTTATTAAATATTGATCCGGTGGATCTACGTAACTCTCCAGACTTTACAATGCTTTATGGCGTTAAAGTTAAAGATTGTAATGTTCGAATACACTATGAAGATAACAGACGTAAAGGAAGAAGTTGGGACATAGAACTTAAAAATAATATGTTTATTATGTTTCCATCAACTAATATGTATTACCTAACTAATAATCAAAAAGATTTATTAAACTTTGTACAAACAATAACTTATGAATATATCTAATTACTATTGGTATTTTAAATCAGCTGTACCTCCAAAAATTTGTGATGACATTATAAAGTATGGGTTATCAAAAACAGAAACTATGGCTATAACAGGTGGCTATGAAGATAAAAAATTAACTAAAGATCAAGTTAGAGATATAAAAAAAAAAAGAAACTCTGATTTAGTTTGGTTAAATGATACTTGGATTTATAAAGAACTACACCCTTACATTCATCAAGCTAATAAAGCTGCAGGTTGGAATTTTGAATGGGACAGATCTGAATCTTGTCAATTTACAAAATATAAACTTAATCAATACTACGATTGGCATTGTGATTCTTGGGATAAACCTTATAAAAGAGATAACAAAAATGCTTTAGACCATGGTAAAATTCGAAAACTATCCATGACTTGTCAGTTAACCGATGGCTCAGAGTATGAAGGTGGAGAACTAGAATTTGATTTTAGAAACTATGATCCGCATATGAGAGAAGAAGCTAAACATTTGAAACAAGCAAAAGAGATACTTCCTAAAGGATCTATCATTGTTTT